GGTCATGTCATTCAAAGAGATGATGGAAACTATGCTATACAGCCTAACAATCGGGTTCGTATTTATGAGCCTTCGTTTACTCTTAAGAAAGACTTTGTCATTGACAGGATTATTAACGAAAGAAAATGGGATGTAGAAAATCAAGATAAGTGGACTTTAGAAGATTCTAATAGATTTCATTATGACATAAGTGCTATGGAAAATGAAGGTGGGCCTGCGTTTGAATCATATGTAGAGCGCTTAAAATATATGGAGGAGAACGGTATATGAAAGGAATTGACAATTAACGTCATGTCTGCTAAACTATACACAAGTGACCTATGGCTTAAAAAAAGATATCATATTGATAAAAAATCTCCAGAGGCCATTGCAAAAGAATGTGGGGTAAGCGTGGAAACTATTTATGTATATCTTGCTAAATTTGGATTAAGGAAATCAAAGCGATGATCCTAAAGCCAATATTTCCTGATTCAAAAAGTTTTAATTTTGACGACCTATATTTGCTTACTGTCGGTACAAGTGCTGGAAAAAAAATCCTTGATGCCTGCTTAAATCTTGCACACATGCTTATCAAAAAAAATATTTCATATGGAAATTCAGCATTAGAACCTATTCGTATTTTTAGTAAGTCAGACGCAAGAGAACAGTTGCATGTTCGTATTGATGACAAGTTAAGCAGGATTATGCGTGGTACAGAATATGTTGGTGATAATGATATTGATGATTTAATTGGATATTTAATATTATTAAAGATAGCAAAGGATAAAGATGACAACTGAAGAAGATTTAATTAAGCATCTTGATGAGTTAAATACTGTTGTTGGCGAATACCTTAAGGGTAATGATCCAACAAAAATATCTAAAGATTTAGAAATTCCAAGAGGTCGTGTTGTCCAACATATAAATGAATGGAAGGTCATGGCTTCTGCCAATGACGCAATCCGTGCTCGTGCCAAAGAGGCATTGGCTATTGCTGATACACATTACAATAAACTGATTTCTAAGTCATACGAAGTTATTGATGAAGCATCACTCACTAATAATCTTGGCGCAAAAACACAAGCCATTAAACTAGTAATGGATATTGAGTCCAAAAGAATTGACATGCTTCAAAAGGCAGGGCTACTAGAAAATAAAGAATTAGCAGAAGAAATGTTGCAAATTGAAAAGAAGCAAGATGTGTTGATGGCTATTCTTCGTGATATAGCATCAGATTATCCAGAAGTTCGTGACGAGATTATGCGTAGGCTTTCCGATATTGCTAAAAAAGATGAGGTAATTACAATTGTCCACGACGTTCAATGATTTTCTTGAAGCGTTAAAAGATAATCATTTTGAAGAAACTCCAGTAGACGTAACAACATTTGTTGAGTCTACAGATTATTTAGGACAGCCAGCGCTATCTGATATACAGTATGACATTGTTCAGGCAATGAGTCAGATATATCGTAAAGAAGATTTAGAACAACTAATGGGCAAAGAAGAAGGTGCTAAGTATTTTGATAAATATACTAAAAACGAAATTATTCTTCAACTTGGCAAAGGTAGTGGAAAAGACTTTACCTCTACTGTTGCTTGTGCCTATATTGTATATAAGTTGCTATGCTTAAAAGATCCAGCCAAATATTTTGGCAAGCCATCTGGAGACGCCATAGACTTAATCAATGTGGCCATTAACGCACAACAAGCAAAAAATGTTTTCTTTAAAGGTTTTAAAACCAAGATTGAAAAGTCTCCTTGGTTTGCTGGAAAATATGAAGCAAAGGTAGACTCAGTAGGATTTAATAAATCAATTACTGTTTATTCTGGACATTCAGAAAGAGAATCACACGAAGGATTAAATCTTTTGCTTGCAGTTCTTGATGAGATTTCTGGTTTTTCTTCAGAGGTACAAACAGGAAACGAACAAGGTAAGACTGCTGAAAACATTTACAAGGCCTTCCGTGGTTCCGTTGACTCTCGATTTCCTGATCTTGGTAAGGTAGTTCTACTTTCATTTCCTCGTTACACTGGAGACTTTATTTCTGAGCGGTATGAAGCAGTAATCGCTGACAAAGAAGTAATAGCAAGAACTCATAAATTTATAATTAATCCTTTATTGCCAGAAGATGACCAAGACAATTGGTTTGAAATATCTTGGGATGAAGATCACATTAACTCTTATAAATATCCAGGTGTGTTTGCATTAAAAAGACCAACATGGGAAGTCAATCCTACTCGACAGGTTGATGATTTTAAGATTGCCTTTATGACAGACCTTGGAGATGCAATGATGCGTTTTGCCTGTGTTCCTACTTATGCGTCAGATGCATTTTTTAAACAAACAGACAAAGTTAGGTCTTGCATGACAGCACGAAATCCGTTAGATCAGTTTAGAAGGTTTGAAGAAAATTTTAAGCCAGACCCAGACAAGATTTATTATGTTCATGCTGACCTTGCACAAAAGCATGACAAATGTGCTGTTGCCATTGCACATGTTGATAAATGGGTAAACGTTCAAGTAATAAAAGATTATCAACAAATATCTCCAATTGTGATAGTTGATGCAGTAGCGTATTGGGAGCCAAAGGTTGAAGGGCCAGTTAATCTATCTGAGGTAAAACAGTGGATACAAAATCTACGCAGACTTGGATTTAATATAGGGTTGGTTACTTTTGATCGTTGGCAATCTTTTGATATTCAGAATGAGTTGCAGGCGGTAGGCATGAATACGAAGACAGTATCTGTAGCCAAGAAACATTATGAAGATATGGCAATGCTTGTATATGAAGAAAGACTTGTTATGCCCGCTATAGAACTTTTGTTTGAGGAATTGACAGAACTTAAAATTATGAAAAATGACAGAGTGGATCATCCACGTAAAAAATCTAAAGACCTAGCGGACGCAGTTTGTGGTTCCGTGTTTGGCGCAATATCTCATACGCCAAGGGACCAAAACCTTGAAGTTGAGATTCATACCTTTAAAGACAGACCCTCACGAGTTGACGTTCTTCCTGAGAACGTGATACAATATAAACCTAGCCAAATAGAAGAAATAGAAGACTATCTGGATAGGCTTAAAACAATATAACAAAATGAATAATAAAAGGAGAAAAATGAATTCATTAAAAAAAATCGCTATAGCCTTGGTTGCAGCCATGACTATGACACCATTTATCGCAACACCTGCAAGTGCTGCTGTAATGACAGTTGCTGTATCTCTAAACGGAACTGCTAATACAACCAATTCCGCTATTGCTACACCTGCTGCATTGCCAGTGCCTGCTGATAACACAGTAGATGCTGCAGACGCATTACGCTTTATTGCAACTGTAGTTACAGGAACATCAGTTTCTGCTACCTGCACAAATTGCACAATCGTATCTGCTTTGCATACTGCTGCTGCTCCAGTAACATCGGTATCAGGTTCTTCAAGCCTGACCATTGCAACTGGCACAGGAACAACTGCAACGTTTTATGTATATACTAAAACGACAGCAATTGGAACCGTGGTTGTAACAAACCAAGGAACCACATTAACATATTATGTACAGGGAACTGCTGGATTGATTAATACTCTTTCTGTAAATGCCCCTGCTTCTGGTGCTGCTGGCACCAAGCAAGACATTGTAGTAACTGCAACAGATTCATTTGGAAACAAAGTATCTGGTAAGTCACTTACTGCAACTGTATTTGCTGCTTTGGGAACACTAGATTCCTCAACTGCAACAACTGGATCGGCATTGTCAGATTTTGGAACAGCAACCTTTAAGGTTACTTTGCCAACAACTGGCACACGTTCGCTGATTACATTTGCTCCAACAACTGCTGGAGATGCAACTACTGCAGATGTAACTGGTCTTCCTGCTCGTGCGCTTGCACCTTTTGCAGAGATTACAGTTCGTGATTTAGTATCAGAACTTGCTGCAGAGAAGGCTGCTCGTGCTGCTGAGAAGGTTGCTTCAGACAAAGCACTTGCCGATGCACTAGCAAAGGCTGCTGCTGATAGGGCTGCTGCTGCTGCAGAATTAGTTAAGGCTAATGCAGAGATTGTTTCTCTAAAGGCTGATACTGTAACCGCTAGGGTTGCTGCAGATAAGGCACTTGCTGATGCAAAGGCTGCTGCTAAAGCAGAACTAGATTTAGTCAAGGCTGCAAATGCTATTGCTCTTGCAGATGTTAAGAAGGCATTCAATTCACTTGCAAAGAAGTGGAATAAGAAGAATCCAACTGCAAAGGTTAGATATATTAAGTAATCTAAACTTAAGATTAGAGTGGGATGTATTAGATCCCACTCTTTTCTTTTGTAATGGTATAATTAAATTATGTTTGATTTAATGCAAGAGGCAAAAAATAATACAAAGGTGTTAGTTTGTGAGCAATTTCATCTTTCAGAAATTACATGGGAAAATGTAGCAAAGTTTTTGTATAGTGAGTCATTAATACCAAACCCCGTTTTAAAAGAAAGAGTTAACAATCAGGGCGGTACCTTTAGGGGTAATGTTGAAATTCAATCAGGATTATGGTTTGCTCCTCAAGGACGCAAATCAATCTTTAGTCATTTTAAGGGTGTGTCTGAGTTCATGTGTAAATTAAATAAGGGTATAGACAATAGCACCTGCGACTACTATGAGGGTAAGCCGTGTAACTGTAATAGCGATTGGCACTTGCAAGGAATAAGAATATCTATGACCGATAGGACTACTGGTTATCATCAAGATACAGTCGATGCCATTTTTTGGCAGATACTTGGAACTTCTTTATGGGAAGTAGATGAGAAAGAAACTTATGAGTTAAATCCAGGAGATATTGTTTTCTTACCTACTGAAACAGCGCATAAAGTTTGGGGCGTTGGGCCAAGACTGGGTCTTATAATTGACAATTTAAACACCAAATATCTTAAATAAAATGATACAATATCATTGTTAAAATCTGTATACTGGGAGAAAGGAAAGTTAAAAGTAACCTATTTCGTTTAATTCTTACAACCATACTTGCTTTTGGAATATTCTTAGATCCCGCAAAAAGCAACCCAGACCCCTTAGTTGAATCCTATACAGAAATTTTAGAATTAAATAAAAAGGTAAATAATCTTCAACATAAAACACAACTTCAATCGTTAATTGGCGTAGCAGAAAATAAATACAACACCGCAGTGTCTGCTAAGACTGCTAGAGACAATTCATATACAGCATATGATCAGGCGGTAGGAGCAGAAGCAACAGCCTTATCAGAAAAGTTAGCAGCGCAAATAGCAGTAGATGGTCAAACAGTAACGGTTGCTACAGCATTAACAAATAAACAAACAAAAGAAACAAATTTAAATGCT